CAGCTTCCCCTGCAACTGGCGCAGTTCCGACTCCGATTGTGCCGTTACCACGGCCCGAATCGTCAAGTCCTTGAGGTCCGCTAGGTACTCCCGGAGCGGCTCCCATTCCTTGCTGTTGAGCATTGGTGCCAGCTTCCGGGCTTGGTCCTTGTTGAGCATTTGCCATCATCCCTTGTAACATCTTCGCATACATTTGTGCTTCGTTAACATCATTGACTAGACTGTCAGGATCGATGTCTTGCGAAATAGCTAACTCACGCATCAAGTTAGGTATCTTCACAAACGGAGCAAGCATAGGATTAGCTACCGTTTGCAACAATGAAGTGAGTCGTTGTGTGCGTACTTCTTTTTGCATAACAGCAGCCACGCCGCGAGGCTTAATTTCCAAGTCTCCTGCTATCTCTTCCATATTTTCGCTGAACTGCATGTTCCACTGAAAGAATGCTTCGCCGATAGGACGTAGCAGGTAGTCGTCGATGTTTTTAATCACGGTTTTCATTGACAGTCCTGCAGATCCCATCAACATGGACAGTCCTGCTGCTGTGCGTCCGGTGCCAGTCACGCCGGTTTGTCCGTGCATGATCGACGGTATGCCTGTCTCTTCGTCTGCTAATTGCCGCGATATCTGATACATCTGTATGTTCTCAGGTGCAGTGTTCGGAAACTTGAGGCCGTTGACTGCTGTGCCAGTTACGCCAGACTGCCGACGGAATATTTTGCCGGGGAAGATGTCCATGTTCTGTCCGGGAACGAGAGACGCTTCGTCTACGTCGAAGACTAAGTTACCAGCCAAAGCTAAGTTGTCGATTGCCATACGAACGTGCCCGTTCATCAGCATCTGTGCGTCTTCCATGTTTTCTGCTACGCCAACCCCCCAAATCTGGTATGGATTAATTTCGAATGGGAACGACTGAAAGGGTATACGAGCAGGTGTGAACGGATTGACTACGCATCGTATGACCCGTGTGCCACACACCCAGACATTGACCTGCATCTGGTCGAACTCTGACATGTCCTCTGCACCTTCGAGTCCAGTCTCTTTGGCAAACTCAGAGTCGAGAACACCCCAATATTCTAGAACTTCGTACCTGTTTTCTGCTACGTGTGGCTCTGTTTCGTCTTCACGGATCGTATCTTCGTAGTATTTATCCTCGTAGTTCGGACCTTTTGATAAACACTCTTCGATGGCATCTGCGTAGAAGTGAGGACGCATGATCAAACCGCGAAGTTGCTGTCTGTTCATACGGTGTCGTTGAATAACATACTCACAATCCTCTACAGACGTAGCTGCAGGGTCGGGATGAAAATCCCAGATAGATACGTACTCTATGCGTGGCACAGTGCGTTCGTACGGATTGTACTCACGCTCACCGTTTTCATTTCGTGTCCACTTATGAACACGCTTATAAAAGTTAAACGGCCCTTTGATTACTCCAGTGCCATATAATGATGACTCGAACACAGCCTTACGGAACTCACTCACAGCGTTACTATCTAAAAGCTGATCGTGTATACACTTCTCCATCATACGAGCCTGTTCTTTAGCAGGTTCGAACTGTGGTTCTCCGATTTTGGCAGGTCCGGGGAGGAGCATATCACTAAATTCTTTTCCGTAAGAACCTAAAACATGTGACCCTTGTGCTGACATTCCTCCCGGCTCTAAAGTTCTACCATCTCCCGGAAATCCATATGGATCTTCTGGAGGACTTACCTCATCCGCCGGAGTACGCATATGAGCAAACTCCTCTATGCCCTCTGGCATAGGGGTCGGCTCAACAACGATTGGAAACTTCTTATTTGCAAATAAGATGTCTACAATCTGTCCGTAAGCAGCCAACACCTTAGTCTTTGTTATTTTAATAAAGACTTTAGATCTTTCACTGTCACGATACTGTGTAGTCGAGTCGTAGATTCCTCTGAAATTCTTGTAGGCTTGCAGCCACCGTTGTTCATTAGAAAATCTACCATTTTCTGCATCATCGAACTTTGCTCTGATGTGTCCAGCTAAACCGGGCATTTGCTCATCAGGGCTTACGATGGGAATCGCAGAGTCCTCATCTGGCTCTAAGAAGTTATCAGACATGATATTCCTTTAGTTGTTGCCCTGTGGACGATCATCAGCCATCCGAAACAGCGAAGCCTCTACAGTAGGCTTAGTTTGTTTCTTTGGCATATCCTCAGTCAGGACACTAGATTTAATATCAGTGCTAAACTCAAGACCCTCACGATAGAGCTTAGAAGCTCCTTCGTCTGTATCGATACTGACTTTATCAGCACCCATTATATACGCTTCTCCGTAATTATAGTTACCAGTTGTGGCATTTGCCATTGGATTACTCCCTTTTCTCTATGAATCCACCAGAGGCTTTGAACTGTCCCCCTGTTATTCTGGAGAGAACACCTCTCTCCAAATTCTTGTCTGTTAGTATCATTCCCGTTTCTTCTTGGAATGGTTCTTTTGCAGCTTCAACATATGCGCTAACTGCAGGTCTGGTTATTCCTCCGACCACTCCCATAGCTGTGTTAAGTTCTTCAAGTGCCGCTTGCGTGGTAGCCTCTTCTGGGGATTTACCCAGTTCTTCTAGTTCCTCTTTAGTCTGCTGAAAACCAATCACAGGAAGCACTGGTCCCGATACTTTAAGTGCAGCAGCACCCGCCTCAGTGGCAAATTGTCCAGCGGCTGTTGCTGCTGTAGCTAAAGCTGGTGGGATGGTTGCGGATAATTTTTCCCATATGCCTAGCTCTTTTAATTTTTCTATTCCCTCTGGAGTCATTGCAGCCATAGGGTCTTGTTTAACAGGATCTATCTTTGCTCGACTGCGTTCGTCCGCTGCTATCTCACGTTCTTTTATCTTTTTTCGTGTTTTAGCCCTGATTAACTCTTCATCTACTTGTTCTGCTTTAGCTATGTCTCCGGGGCTTACGGAAGCTTTTGCCTTTATCTCTGCAGTTTCCGCTTCAGCTACAGTTGTTCTAGCAGTCGCTTGTCGTGCTTGTTCTTCAGCTTGAATTGTTTTTTTCTGATCTTCAATTAGTGATGCCTTGTCTTCATCAGACAAAAGGTCTAAATCTATATTTTTTTCTGTGGTGCCAAATTTGCCAACAGCAAAGTTAGAAGGATTTGCAAGAAGCTTGGGAATATCTGTTGCAGGCGCAAGCCCTGCATAATTTTTGCGAAGAATACTGTCGTTAACATGCCCCATCATTCCCTGTACAAGACCATCTGCAACATTGTACTGATCTAACATGATTTTGGGACCGATAGAACGTATAGCCGAAGGAGTAGTAACTGGTTTTTCAGAAAGCTGTATTCCGTCTGGACCTTCAACTTTTATTTCTGCAAGAGGTAATACATTTGAAAAAGGTTCGAGGCGGGGAGTGATATGTTTAGCAAATGCGTCTTCAAAATTTGCAGTGGTAGTATCAAATAAAAATTCAGACTTAGATGAGTCTAGATTTCTTTTAAGTAATTGACCAGTTGGAGAGTCCAAATCATATGTAAGTGTGGGGCGTCCCTTTTTGTCAGTCTTTGTTACATTTTTACCCGCTACTGTTATTGTGTTGTCTGAAACAGTAACGTCGGACTTTTTTAAGCCTTGCAGTTGAGAGGGTCTGTTGAATGTTGTTGCGTGGTATTTTATAAGATCAGCAGTAGCTTGACCATATTCTTTTTCAATGAGGGGCACAGCTTCAGCATACATCTTGGCAAAGTCTTCCATTGGAAGAAGACCACGCATAGGACGCTCACCTGCCATACCTGTGCGCTGAGTTCCAGCTACAGTCCCCGTGCCCGTAAGCTGTGGATACATAGCTATTTCAAGATTGCTACCCGGAACTTTCTCCATTACACCGGAGATTGCATACTTACTAAACAAACCTTTTATACTGTTTTCTAACGCTTGAAGGTTAGGCGCACGATTTGATTTGTCTGGACTATTTTCTTTAGTAAAAAGTTTTAAAACTTCATCTGCTTTAAGATCTTTGTACGGCATGGTAACATCCAAGCCCATCTTCTTGAAGCCTGAAGTAAGTGCCCCTATCCTTTGTTTAGCATTTTTACTGGTTGTCGGACGTGATTTAGCGAAACTGATGGCCTCTTCCACAGTGGCGGTACCAGCTTTCATCTTTTCTACAAACTCTAGTTCGGTGAGTGCCATCGATTAGTACCCGAATACTTCGTCTTGAACTTGGTGGACTTGATTCTTTATCGCACCTAATTGTTGGTGTATAGAAGCGTAGCCGCTCATACGTATCATCATTCCGTAGCGCAACGCATCGTATGCGTGATCTTCTGCCTTCGTGTCTACGTCTTCGCTGTTCGTCTTAGACAGGGGTATACCTGCAATCTGCTTGACGATATTCTGACAGCTAGAGAAAAAGCGTAGGCGAGGCTCGTCTGTGTACGGATCGTTGGCTAGGCGTCGATGAATTTCCATCTTACCCTGTATACGATTGCGGTCTGCAGGAGTCCATCGCACACCTGATCTCATCATCACTTCTGCAATTGAAGGCCCAAAACCTGTCTTGTTCCAACAAGACGAGTCAAGGACCGTGTAGTGTGGTAGAGGATCTAGTTGTTCGGCTTCTAATATTCTAGCGGCTAACTGCTCCGCTGTCAAGTGTTTTTGATACAACTCTCTGTAGATCCAGATGTTATTGTCCCAATCGATTGCGCCCCATAGAACACAGGATGGTGCAGCGTATCCGTAGTCTGCCATCCGCAAGCGAGGCCAGTTCGTCGGCATATCGAAAGGCTCTACGACATGCTTCTCACGAGAGAACTCTGGGAAGGCTGCTCCCTCCGCTACGTCCCAGTCCCCCTCTAGGAGTCTCTTGCGTTCCACATCCGGCAGAGATCTGAGCATCGCTTCGTACTGACCGTCTGCCATGAGGTACGGATTGTCGGTCAAACGTGCGGGAACGAACTTGCGATAGAAGAGAGGTTGACCTGCTTTTTCGTGACCATCGGGCCATAGGAACTCTTTTTTTGTTTCTACGTCAAAAGCAGGGAATGCCTTGTTGGGTTCGACTCCTTCGATGTAGGTTTTCTTGACCCACCAACCACCCACTCCTCCGGGGTTGGCAGTGCAGCGCATGTACAAGTGTTGCTGGAGTTCAGGATCAGTAGTACGAAGGCGAGAACGCAGGTAATCCCAGACGTAGGGTGTAGGATATTGGGTAATCTCATCGATGCCTATCCAGTTGAACGCTTGTCCTTGAAAGCGAGTTACGTCTTTGTCTTTGTCTAGATACGTAAACCAGATCGTCGCACCGGATGGGAAGTGCCACGTAGACTTCGACTCACGGAACTTCGCACCGGGAAAAGCTTTGACGTATAGTTGGCGTGACTTGTCGATCAGTTCGGTTAGTTCGTCGAGAGTGCGACGAAGGAGTAGACCACGATGATTAGGATTGTGACAATAGCGTAGCGGGTCCGCAAGAAGCGCAAAACTTTTCCCTCCCCCGGCGGCCCCTCCGTAAAGAACGTCACGTTCGCCAGCAGACAGGAAATCTTCTTGGGGACCGTCGTTAGGCTTGAATATAATTTCTGCATCTTCGACGAGGTCAGTGACCGGAGGGGGCAGATCGGTAAGATCCCCCTGATCGATAACTGTGGTAGCTTTGGCGTTGAGGGCATTTTCAACTTTGCCCATGCTAGTTGCAATCTT